CTAGCAGTCAAACCCAACAATTAACTCTTCAGTAATCTCACTTAAGGAGACTATGCCTTTATATCCAGTTTCAACGTATGGGACCACCCTATCACTCCATGCCTCTTCTGCTTTCCATGCAGTCCAGGGGATCAATTTATCGAATTTGCTTTCATGAAGAAATAGTATTGAAATTCTATCATTAGGCACATGTTTTATAAACTGAGTTGGAAAACATTTATAGGCATGTTCTTCCCAATGCTTAGTCCCATAACATCTGTAGTCAAAAAAGGAAACACAGTTACGCCGTCTGAAAAAACCATTTGATGAGTTTCCAAATCTTGACATCTGCAATAATTCCGAGTTTGGGATCAAAGCGCCGGACTGTTTTATGAGAGACATATTATTTTCAGGCGTAACATGGAACACTCTTCCTAAAAGAGCAGGTAATATATCATTGTGAGATATGATTTTGAGTTGACTGACTTTCATATATCTTGACCATCGAAATATGGATTAGTGCAATACGTTAACATAGCATAATGTCACTAGCGTCTCCTATTGGCACATAGCAGTCCTAGAGACACTGGCGTAAAGCCATGGAGGATCGGTGGGAGGAGGCGCTAATCCTTTCATACAAAAAATATGTAAAATCAATAACGGCTGTAAATCATTCAATACTCGCCCTATCGGAAGTTCACCAGCCAACCGCAGCACGTTCTTGCATACGACGTGGCTGCGGTTTCAACTCCCGCCAGCTCCACCAATCATGATTGGACGGTGTAAGGACAACACCAACAAAAACAGGAAGTTAGCAGTCTCAGCAGGACACCGACCAGACGGTGAGGAGACAAAAAAGGATACGCAAAGGAGCCGCGGCTCTCGAGTGACACAAAAGCCCGCTTATGCGGGCTTTTTGTTTTTCCCTTAAGTTCCTAGCCGCTTATCTATAACTATGGAAAAATGTTAACCCTGACTGTATGTTAACAAAGGGATGTATATGTCGGTTTTTCATAACTGGCTGCTTGATATCGCAAGCGGGAATTACTTTATCTACATCAAACGTCTTTCTGCAAACGACACAGGCGCAACAGGTGGCCATCAGGTCGGACTTTATATCCCCTCAAATATCGTTGAAAAGCTTTTTCCATCTATCAATCATACTCGCGAACTGAACCCTTCAGTCTTCCTTACTGCGCATGTATCATCCCATGATTGCCCTGATACCCAAGCACGCGCAATTTATTACAACAACCGTTATTTTGGTAAGACCCGAAACGAAAAAAGAATTACGCGCTGGGGGAGAGGAAGTCCATTACAGAACCCTGAAAATACAGGAGCCCTCACAATTCTTGCTTTCAGGTTAAACGAACAGAACACTGACTGTTCCGAGGTAGATATATGGGTCTGCGTCAATCCCGATGAAGAGGATATCATCGAGTCTGCTATTGGCGAAATCATACCTGGAACCCTAATTTCCGGCCCTGCCGGACAAATTTTGGGCGGATTGTCTCTTCAGCAAACTCCAGTAAATCATAAATATGTTATTCCTGAAGACTGGAAGAAGCGTTTTCCTTCTGGAAACGAAATTATTCAATATGCTGCTGGCCATTATGCTAAAAACTCCAAGGATCCAGATGAGCAACTGATTGACCGTCGGCGTGTCGAGTATGATATTTTTCTACTCGTCGAGGAATTACATGTTCTTGATATTATTAAGAAAGGATTCGATTCTGTAGATGAGTTTATTGCATTAGCCAACTCTGTCAGTAATCGACGTAAATCAAGGGCAGGTAAATCACTTGAACTTCACCTAGAGAAGCTTTTTATCGAGCACGGACTACGGCATTTCTCCACTCAGGCAGTTACTGAAGGTAATAAAAAACCAGATTTCCTGTTTCCTTCAGCAGAGGCATATCATAACGTTGAATTTCCTGTAGAAAACTTACGTATGCTGGCAGTAAAGACCACCTGCAAAGATCGCTGGCGTCAGATACTGAATGAAGCAGATAAAATCCATCAGGTACATTTATTTACGCTGCAAGAAGGTGTTTCTTCAGCACAATACCGAGAAATGAAAGATGCGGGTGTCAGACTCGTTGTACCATCAACTTTACATAAAAAATACCCAGAAGCAGTTAGAGAAGAATTAATAACGCTCGGAGCATTCATTACTGAGCTGATAGAACTTTACGCTGAACTATCATAGGCTGACTCCCGGCTTAAAAGGCCGGGAGGTGTTCTCAAGGCTGCCCAGTCTTACCAGCATCAGCAGAAACAGCTTTGAGGATATAGGGTTCCAGAAGTCTGGCAACGGCTTCAAATACTGGCACCACAACGGAGTTACCGAACTGCCGATATGACTGAGTATCTGAAACCGGAATACGGAATGGTTTCCCTCCAGGTTTTTCAAACCCCATAAGGCGTGCGCACTCTCGGGGAGTCAGCCTGCGTGGTCGACGAGCCTGGTTACTCTCATTCATAAAGTCAGCCTCTCCCGTTGCCATATCCCAACCACGATCAATAAGAATTTCTGATCCGTCTTTGTGATATCTGGCAGAAAGTGTGCGTGCAATGCTTTCCTTATTCTCAGGATTGACCAACCCAAAGCCAAAACCATTCCCCTTGGCTGCATGCTTTTTGGCGTAGTTATAAAGGTACTCCCATAGTTTTGGCGTAAGTATATATTTACTGTCGACTACAGGCTCCAGCAATTCACCAAATGATGGGCGGTGTTCCGGATAAAAACGACTGATATCACGCAAGGTAAACCCCTTGTGAATATTCAGATCTCGTCTAAATCCGACCAGAACAATGCGTTCACGATGCTGAGGCAAAAAATGCTTCCCATCGATAATCTTTGGATCGTTTTTTCCCATTTCTGCAGCATCGGCAACTTCGTAGCCCAGCTCGTCAAGGGTCTCCATAATGACTTTGAAAGTTTTACCCTTATCATGGCTCTTCAGATTTTTGACATTTTCCAGCACAAAAATTGCCGGTTTTTTTGCTCGTATAATACGTGCCACGTCAAAAAAAAGTGTTCCTTGTGCTTCACATTCAAAACCATGCGCACGACCAAGTGAGTTTTTCTTACTAACACCAGCAAGGCTAAATGGCTGGCACGGGAACCCCGCAAGAAGCACATCATGATCCGGCACATGCTCATCAATATATGCATAAGCATCCGTTTCCAATACATCGGTTTTATCACTCAGCGTGACTTCCCGAATATCGAGATTGAATTTATGCACCTGTTCATCGTTAAACCAGTTGGCCTTGTATGTACGCACAGCATCTTTATTCCATTCACTGGTAAAAACACACTGGCCTCCAATGGCCTCAAAACCTTTCCGTATCCCTCCAATTCCAGCAAATAAGTCAATGAAGCGGAAAGCATATTCCGGATGGTTTGCAGGTGGTTCTGGTAGCATCTTACGCAGAAGAGACTCTTCTACTGAAGTCAACGATTTTGGTAAACACTTGCCATTAATCCAGCGGTTGATGGTTTCACGGCTCCACTCATTTTTTCCGACTTTTCTCAGTAATTCAGCCACATACTTCTGATCATAGATTTCCAGCACTTTCTCGATAAGCTTTTTATCATTTTCCTGTCGCAGCTTTTCTTCCGCCTCGGCTTCCTTCAGCAGATGCTGTGCCAACACTTCAAATTCAGACATAATTCCTCCAAGGGGTCTAATGGGTGAAACTCTATCACTCATTCAACCCAGAAGGAAATGTTTTATCTGGATATTTAAACAGTGACTACAACGTAATCTAGCACTGGTGATGCTTTGTTAGGCATAGAGAATTATTCTATATACGACTAATGACAGAAAAACAGCAGACAAGTAGTTTGTTCATAAATTAACGCATACTACGTGCCTACGGTTTTCGAGACCGGTCCAATCATCAAACGAAACATAAAATTAGCTCACATTATGAGGAAAAGTATCTTTTTTGTACTATGTAAATTCAAAGGCTTAGCCTCATTTCTCCGATGTTTTTCTCAACACTACTGGTTGTGAGCCCTTGCAATGTTCATTAATATACGTCTCACAAATAATTCATAGATATTGCAAAATGGATATTACTGAGTTTCCTTCTGGAGTAATTGAACACCTTGGCTGGTATGTATACCGATTGATTGATCCGAGGGACGGAAGCACCTTCTATGTAGGGAAAGGCAAAGGTAACCGCGTATTTGCCCATATGCGCGGTGAAGTGGCAGCGACTGATGATGACGAGTTACTGAGCAACAAGCTAAAGCAAATTAGAGAAATAAGGTTAGCAGGACTTGAGGTTATCCATGTCATCCATCGACACGGAATGACTGATGAAAAGACGGCGTACGAAGTTGAAGCAGCACTTATTGATGCCTACCCTGGGTTAACGAATATCATGAATGGTGCTGGCAGCAATGAATTCGGCGCCGCGCATGTCAAAGAGTTGATAGCAACATATCAACCCGAAACCATAACATTTCATCATAAAGCATTAATGATTTCCGTTAACAGAAGTGCAAAGGATTCAGAGCTTTATGATGCGGTTCGATTTAGCTGGCGCATTAATGTCTCTCGCGCCAGCCAAGCAGAAGTCATTCTTGCTACTGTAAGGGGGATCGTTCGAGGGGTTTTCATTGCTGATAAATGGCTCAAATCAACACGTGAAAATTTCCCTACGATGAAATACTGGGACGAGGATCCGGACTTTGAGGCAACACAAAGTTCTCGCTATGGTTTTGAAGGTCGAGAAGCCCCACCTGAAATAGCAAATCTTTATCTTGGAAAAAAAATACCAGATGAATTAAGAAAAAAAGGAGCTATGTCCCCGGTCCGTTACTCACCTAATTTTTGAGTCTTTAAGTGATAAGCATAAACCGCAGCACGATCTTCTTGCATACGACGTGCTACGGTTTCATTTATCTCCGACCGGAAACTTCTTATACAGTGTCGATATACCAACATCATAGATGATCGCCACCTTCTGGCGAGGAACGCCTGATGCAATTAATCGTCCAGCCTGCTCCCATTGTTCTGGTGTAAGTTTGGGGCGACGTCCACCAATTCGTCCCTGTGCGCGAGCTGCTTCCAGTCCAGCTTTTGTTCGTTCAACAATCAGTTCACGCTCCATTTCAGCCAGGGCACCCATCACATGAAAGAAAAAGCGCCCCATTGGGGTACTGGTATCAATTGAATCCGTCAGACTACGAAAGTTGATGCCTCGTTCGCGCAACTCCTCCACCAGCACGACAAGATGCCGCATACTGCGTCCCAGTCGGTCCAGTTTCCAGACCACCAGCGTGTCACCTGCCGATAATGTCCTGAGCAGCTTTTTCAGTCCTGGTCTGTCGGACTTTGTACCGCTTATCTTGTCTTCAAAAATCAGCTCACATCCTGCACAGTTCAACGCATTACGTTGTAGATCGGTGTTCTGGTCATTTGTTGATACGCGTACATAGCCAATAAGCATAGTGGATCCCTCTGACAAAAGCAGGAATGATGCCATTTGCTCGTTATTTCTGCATTTTCATAAACGTTGGTTTGGGAGAAGCAGCAACGAGGCACGTCGGAACGGATACCGGGCAAGTACCAGATATGAGTAGTTTTACAACGGGGTACTCTGGAGCAGCAGACTGGCCGAATAGTAAATCTGGATGGAGTAAGGGGCCGGATGGGGTAATTACACAATGGGGTATTTTCGGTTTCCCCGTTGGACAGACAGGGGTGAATGTTGTTTTCCCGCTACCTTTCCCCGCGCGTGTCGAATCAATTACACTGACAATGACAGATATCCAGGAGTCTCTGCTTTCTCCAACAACCATGCCTGCTTATGGAGTTAACTCAACTGGTACTTCAAGAACGGGTTTTACAGCCCGTATGTCAGGCGCCGGTGGGTTTAATCTTTGCTATATAGCGAAAGGGAGATAACAGAATGAATAAAGTTAAAAGTGTTTACAGCCCGTCCGAAAATGCAATCTACAACGCAGCGCTATATGAAAGTTATATCAAGGAGGGGACATGGCCGCAGGATGGTATTGAAATCAGCGATGAGGATGCTGTCAGATTTAATGGGGGAAATAAGCCAACAGGAAAAATGCTGGGAATGGTTTCAGGGGCTCTTGCATGGGTTGATGAGCCGCCGCTTTCACCAGAACAGAAAATATCAGATGCAGAAAACATGAAAGCCACATTTCGTGCAAAAGCTGACAGTGAAATATCCTGGCGTCAGGATGCTGTTGATGCTGGTATCGCAACTGATGAAGAAACTTCAATTCTCACCGAATGGAAGAAATACCGTGTGCTGCTGATGCGTGTTGATACGTCAACAGCACCCGATATTGAATGGCCTACGCCTCCGGCAGCTCAGGCCAGATGACATCAGGCGCGATGCTGGTATCTGTTGCCGTCACCGCGTCAATGTAATCCAGCACAGCGTTAAGCCGGGTTGTTTCTGCCTGCGTCAGTTTCCGCCCGGCCTGTAATTTCAGCTGAATCAGACTAATGGAAGCCATTGCAGTATCAATCAGTGACTGACGCTGTGCTTCTGCCGCGTCTACTGCGGCGTGATGCTGTGCCTCAGTATCGGTCACCCATTTCTCACCATCCCATTTATCGTATGGCGTTAATGGGGCGATAGTGGTTGTATTTTCGGGGTAATCACCCGGAGTTGTGATTTCTTTGGCGTCTCCCGTTTCGGTGTTATAGACGATTTCTCCGCGATGGTCTGGCACATATTCCCATGAGTTTAAATCCGCAGAGCGGCAGATGGCATAACCAGCTTTATATGTTCCTGGTGCATCTAAACAGGAACATGCCGGAATACCGACACCAACAGCAAGATATTCAGTTGATGTGGAAATATATTCTCGTGTTTCACCATTATAATTATAGACAGTAATATCCCCCGCCTTCGTGGCAATAAACTCGCTATTTAATACGGCATTATCCATTATGCAGCCCTCACGATGTAATTAAATGAAAGGTTACGAGGGCGCATTGATATCCATGCCCCGGTAAAATTATCCTCCGCTGTCCTTTGAGTACCCGTTATGGAGTTATCTGCTGATGCAGGAACATAATCGCTATTATTTCCTGCTTTAGGATTAGCTGGGTTTCCAACAGTTATAACAGAATCAGCAGTAGCAAAAGCGATACCTACTTTGACATTAGTATTCAGATCGTAACCGTAATAATCCTGCAAAGCTGTACGAATAAATGTTGCAGCCTGACCACTTAGCAATGAACGCCCCGTATCAATCCCTCTAGAATCATCCCAGCCACGAATAAACTCACCGCGTAAATCAGGCAATTTATTGGTCGGGTAAGCCTTTGCCAGTTTCGGGTATTCTTCAGCAGAAAAAGCCGCACCATTGCATTTCAGCCAGCCTGTCGGTGGAGTGGCTGAAGGCCACGGAACAGGCACCCCAACCGGTAATGCAGAGCCTTCTCCCAAACCAAGGTTTTCGAGAGCCGTTTTCACCGTGCCATCCGATTTGATATCGCCAAACGGATTCTTGCGGCTTAACAGCAGCGCACGAAGCGCGGTAAGCAACTGGTCGTGCCGCGCCTTCTCCAGGCTGGCACCGGATGCCTCCACCACGCTGCAGAGTTCTTCCTGCAACATATCAAAGTAGTCATCATCCAGATCGGTGGCAGGTGTGCCGGTCTGGGGGTTACCACGAGTAAAACCGTTCTTACCCGCGCCGAACTTATCCTTCTGCGCGGTTTTAGTGTCTATGCGATGCATGGATTACTCCGGATATTTAAAAATTACGTAGGTATGCGACGGGCAGAGTTTGTTAAGCACACACTCAACAACGGTGTCACCCCAGATACGCAGTGCGGAATCACAGGGATCGCTACATGTCATCCAGGTGGAGTTGGTGGTGGCTGGCATGTTGACCTGCCAGTAATACCGCCATTCCGGCGCATTCACCGCGTCAGTACAGGCCGATGAGCAGGTGAAAGTGCTTTTGTCGTATCGCGTGATGGTGGCATCTGGTCTGCCCAGGGCAGCAAGCTGTGCAAGATAAAAATCCTCGTTGATGCCGCCCGCCAGGTTAACCTTCGCATCCAGCCGTTGCTGACGCTGGCGAAGGGTCTGCGTTCCCGCCGGAATACATTCATCCGGCAGACCGCACAGACGCTCCCAGCGGTTTATCAGTTCAGTGGTGGTGCGCGGATCCAGCTCCCGCATCAGGGCATCCGCACGCTGATGAACGCGGGTTAATGACGGTGCCGCACCGGCAATCGCCGGATCGCTGGCTGACCACGCCGGACCGGGGGGCAACAGTGCCGACAACAGACGGATGTAATCATCGTTTGTCACGTCCATGAAATCGTCCCCAGTACCGCCAGTTCATTTTTTGCAATGGAGATATTGTCTGCCGGTGTAAGCAACTGATGGCTGTATTCCCCGTTCGCACCGGAAATCGCCTCACTGATACGCGATACCTTCAGTTCTCCCTGCGGATAACCATCACGCAGCAGGAACGAACGCAACTCCGCGGTGATGGCAGCCCGTATTTCCGGTGTGTCCGGCGTCACGCGGATATGAAAATCCACCGTATGTGCCACCGGCCTGAACACATACAAATCAGAGCCTGCCACCGGGGCCAGTGGCCCGATATGTTGTCTTGCCGCCGTTTCCGTTGATTCTTCCGGAATGGGATTAATCAGGTCGCTGCTGGCAATCATCACACCGACAGTTCCCGTTCCCATCCAGTGACGGTATGTCCATGCGCGGGTAATGCCGGGAACTTCTTTAGCCCAGACGACATAGTCCCCGTCAGCCCCGCCCTGAGGCGTCCAGTAATACCGCTCAATGACGCGGGCGCGCCACGTTTCCAGCTCTTCAGTATCAAATCCACCTGTCAGTGTATCTGCCACGCCGGAAGACGGCAGACCATTCACCGGCGTGACCAGGATTAATGACGTACCGTCGTCAGCGTTACCGACCGCGCCTGCACTTGAGCAGGCGATCGGCACGCGCAGGACACCACCGGAGCTGGTTGCATCGGCAGTTGCCGTGTACTGCACTAGGTCATCGCGCTGAATAACACTCCCGGCGGTCACCTTCAGGCCATCGCTGACACCTTCCCAGCGCATATACCCGCTGGCAGCCGTGGCCCCCTTGCGCGGACATCGTTTCATCGCAGCATGTCGCGCCAGCCAGGACTCATCGCACAAGTCAGGCAGCATGTTCATTGCCAGATAATCGATGTACCCGTAAACCGTATGCAGCGCTGCCGCATACACCTTTGCCCGCACGTCTTCATCCATGCGCCGGAGCGTGTCGCTGACGTCCAGCCTGGCGAATAAATCGTTACGGAGCATACTGATATTTTCTGCCAGCGTCGGGCGCTGAAATTCACTGTCCGCCATGCGTTATCGCACTCCACAGATCATCAAAAGAAATCATTACCGGTCCGTCACGACGCCAGAGAGTGATACTGTTACCCAGTTCATTAATCCCGGTGCGGCGGATATCCAGATCAATACGGGACACCACGCCGTCATCAATCATCCATTGCAGGCATTCGCGGATATACCCCCTTACCGTCTGCACCAGCTGATTGGTCAGTTTGCTGCGCTGAAGCAGCCACAGTCGGGAGCCGTAACGGTCATTCTGTACCGCAGGCCAGGTATCCCCCCACCATCCCATCGGGACGTCGGCGTTGTCATCAGGCTCCGCCCGCCGCCAGGTAAACAGGGAAATAACCACGGCGCGGGTCAGCGGATCCAGCGGTGCGCTGGCGCAGGTGCGTTTACCGTTCACCGTCAGCCACAGTTCCATCATGCCTCCATCGCTTTATCAGGTTTGTCGGTGTTACTGCCCTGACCGTTCTCTCTGTGACGATGCCCGTTATAGGCAAGCCGCATCGCTGACATGGTGGTGCCGCCGGAGTCGCACAGGTCTTTCACCTGTCCTGTCACTTCCAGGTCCATTTCAAAACGTGCTTTAAGTGAATTGCGAAACGTGATCGTTTTACCTGCACCGTCCACCACGATCCCCTCCCGGGTCAGCGTCACGGACTGCCCCTGATCGTCATAGACCGCCACCTCACCCGTCTGCAGCCCTTTCAGGCGGTAGCGCCGGTCCGACACCGTAACAACCACCGCATGAGAACGGTCACCATCCGGAAACAACACCACTGCTTCCGCACCGCTGTTTGCCCTTGCGGTAAAACCGTAGGGTTCAAGATGTTCAACCCCGGCTTTAGGTTCACCGGCAATCAGGGACACATCCACGGTCTGACATTTCGTGGCGGCACTGATGCTTTTCACCACTGCCCGCCCAATCAGGCCGAGGAGTTGTCGCTGCATGGCTTCAATCGTCCTCATCAGAACGGGTCCTCCTGTACTCTGGCTTTTTTCTTTTTCCGCGCGCCGGGGGCTTCGGGTTCAGGCAGATAAGCATCAGGTGGGCCGACACGGATTTCCGTCAGGGTGCCGTTCTGGTCCTGAGTAAACGTGACTTCCGAAACAAGCAGTTCGGTATTATCGAAACCACAGACCGGATCGAAGACAATCACCCGCTGGTTGGGCTGCCACAGCGTACCGTTACCCTGTCGCCAGCCCTGCACCACATAGGTGGTTTCATCCGTCCGCGCCGCCCGTTGCCGGGCTTCAAAGTCAGCACGCGCAATACAGCCTGCCCCCGTAGCCTGCCCTGTCTGCCTGATATACATCGGACGGTAACGGGCAATAAATGCGTCCTCTGTGCGGGCCCGCAGCGCGGTGGTGGTGGCCTCACCGAAATCATCATCGTTTCCGGCACGCTGCCCCGCCACCTGGTAAACAGAAAACCGCTCCCGGATACTCTTCTCCGTATCGCAGGAAAGGATGTTTTCCCCGAGTACCAGCGCGGTATGTGCCCGCGTTGAGCCAATACCGCCAATCACCAGCCTGCCGTGCGGGTCATCGTAAGCCAGCGCCTGCTGCTGACCGAGTATTTTGTTGATCACCTCAATCACCGTTTCACCGTGATCAGGCTGGACATCAGGAATAACACCCGACGGCGCACCGCTGTTCACCACCTCAATGCCGAAAGGCGCAGCAAGCGCCTGCGCAATCTGTACCAGCGATCGTCCGTTAAACTGTGTCGGTTCGGCTGCACAGTCAATCAGATCAGCGGTCAGACTACGTCCGGCAATACCGGTGCTGACCGAACGGGCATCGTAACGAACGGGCGTCGCCTCCACCCAGCCGGTGATCACCAGCTCATCACCAATCAGCACTTCCACTTTTGAACCGTTTTTAATGCGCGGCTGAAGCGTGGTAATACCCTCATCTCCCGGCCACTGGCGGGTGATCTCCACACTGAAATCCCGCGCCAGTCGTTCAACACCGGCACCGATGCGCACCGATGTCCAGCCATTCCACTCCCGGCCATTTACCCGTAGCGTGACGTTATCGTTCATTGCACTGGCACCTTCAGAGGGATCACCGGCACAAAGCCGGGATGCGTAATGGCATTACGCCGGATAATGTCCGCGTCACGCGCCGCGTTATCAAACCAGGTCGCCGCCAGCACCAGCGCGGGTAAAACCTCATCCGGTGTGCGCTGAATGATCCGTGCAGACTGTTCAAGGCGCGTGTTGATATCCGCATTCAGATCTGCTTTCACCCGGCGCAGCGCCAGAAACAGCGCATCACTGGTTGTACGGGACAACTCCTTATCAATTGCCGTATTCAGTGTGTCGCGAATGTCAGTCAGTTCTTCCCACGTCGGCAGGTCAACCGTGTTTTTCACCGCCGGTGCATTGTTCAGTGCCGGATGCGTGACGGAAGGCCAGCCTGTGCTCTGCGCAGGTGTTGTTGCCTGCCCCACTGCGGAATTCTGCATCACCGCGGAAATTGTTGGCGCAGGCAATCGGGTGATGGCATACGCCGCTTCGCTGATTGCGGTCGTACGAAGGGTGCTGGCAACCACATTACGCTGCTGCGTAGCCGTGGCGGTGGTTTTACTGTCCGTTTTCCAGACGCCGCGCGGTTGCAGATCGCTGCCGAGGCTGACACCGGAAAGCGTTTTGATCATGGTGACCAGGTCGCTGGCGTTACCATAAAGGCGTTTCCCGGTACGCCACATTTTCTGCACCTGCTCAACGAAATTTTTGCCTGACGATGGCGGCGGCAGAAGTACCGAGATATCCCCCTGCAACAGCCTGGCGGCATCCGATACGGCAGAATCCACCACTTTCATCGCATCAGAAACATACCCCAGCATTATGCTGGCATTACCGATAACGTCGTTCTGCACGAAATCCGCCACACCATCGATACTGAAACCGCTGAAGCTGTCACTGATGCAGTCATCCAGGGCAGAACAGGATGACATCAGCGTCTGCGCCGTCGCCGCACCTGATGCGGGGTAAGAGAGTTCTCCTGCTTCGACAAACTTCAGGTCAAAGCGGACAATACGCCCTTCACTTTTCGATGTGCTGACCCGAACTTCCCCGTCAACACAGACTTTCAGCTCACCATATGTCGGGTGGACAAGCGTGCCGGGACCGGGTTTATTCAGCGCTTCAATCAGGCGATCGCGCTGGTCAAAGCAGTCATCTCCCACCACATAAGCTGTGATGGACGGGCGGAAAGTGACTTTTCCCAGATCTTCGGTATAGGGCTTGTCGCGGTTCGGATATTCGTGTGTTTCCACACGACGGCCGGTTCCCGCACTTTCTTCTTCAACCTTAAACGGCACACCTCGAAATGACGCATCCTGAAGCCTGTCTTTCCACGTCATATAAACTCCGGATATAAAAAAGCCCACCGAAGTGGGACTCATTAACAGATTAATTTTTCATTACCTGCCAAAGCGCGTATAGCCAACATCATGGCTGACATCAAAACCGCTGGATCGCGTTTCCATAACCCGCATACCCGGAGGCGAATTCACAAAAGAGACCTTGATCTCACCATCAACTTTTGGCGCAGAAGCTTTGTTAATCATGAAGGGATTCGGGCCTGTGGCACTGGAGGCGTTGTTTGACTGAGCCGGATCTACCGCCTGATAAGGTGTGTATCCCCGTGCCGGTATTCCCGTCCCATAAGCATCATAAGCACCCGCGCCCCACTGCGCAGAGTTAATGGCATCGACCGTGTCACCGGAACTGTCGGTAAACCACTCAATAATTGGCTTCAGTTTGTCCCACATATCCTGAAACCACTTAACAACCGGTCCCCAGTTATTGATTACCATCCCCAGCGGCGACCAGGCAAAAACCTTCTTCAGAAGTTCCCAGCCAGCCTCAAAATAAGGACCAATGGTTTCCCAGAGCTTCTTGAAATAAGGTCCGACAACATCCCAGTTAGTGATAATTAATCCCGCAGCCAGGGCTATCGCCGTCGCAATCATTCCAATCGGCGTCATCGACATGATCCTGCTGACAATACTGATGGCACTGCCCACGCCCATCAATCCCAGTTTCAGAATCGCAAGACCGGCAGCAAGCCCGACGACGCCGCGAATAACCCGGGGATTTTCATCCGCAAACTTCGTGAATTTCTCCCCCAACTCCCCCAGCCATTGTGTGATATTTTTAGCGTCACCAGAAAATGCGCCGCCAATAGCCGCAAGGCCGTTAGTTGCGGTCCCTGTCATTGCCTCCCACAGGTTGGACAGCGTACCAAGCTGTGCCTGAACACGTTTATTCAGGCTGGCCTGTTTATTCATCTTCTGCTGGATCTGATCGTAGCCATCCTTTCCTTTATCGATTAGTGCATTGACCACCTGAAGGGTTTCGGCATCATCACCAAATATTGCCTTAAGTACACCTGTTCGCTTAACGTCGGTCAGTTTTCGCAGCTTTGCCAGTTGCCTGAACATGTTATCAAGACCGCCAAAACTTCCTTTGCCGTCAGTAAAATCGAGCTGTACCCCGAGTTTCTGGCGGGCCATAACTTTATTAACGTCCCTGATTTTCTTAACGCTTAATCCGGACTGGATAACTTTTCGCAGGGCATTACCTGCCGACTCCCCGTTCATCCCCATCTGATCCATCATGACGCTGATGGGGGCAAGGCTCTGCGCAGCCTGAAGACCATCCTTGTTCACCATCTTCAGAACAGAACTGGTTTTAGTGAAGAAGGACAACATGTTGGTATCGTCAACGCCCAGATAAAACGCCTTCTGGATAGTGTCGAACAGCCCCATCATGTCTTCTGACGCCGTTCCGGTAGCATCCTGCATCTTTGCAGCAAACTCAGCAGCCGCTTCCGGTGTTTTTTTCAGTTGTACCGCAAGATAAGCTGTCGCTTTACCCACACCACCCAGAATGTTTTCTGCCGGGATCCCCTGACGCACCAGCATCTGCATCATGTTCTGGAAATCAGCCGTTGTACCGGGTAGCTGGTTACCCAGGCCAATAGCCAGTTTATTGATGTCCTGAAAGCTCTTTCCAACCTCGCCGTTCGCATCCATCATGGCGACTTTCAGCCCGGTGGCGGCGTTTTCCTGATCGGCATAAGATTTCAGGGAAAGCGTCAGACCCGCTGCCAGTCCGCCACCAAGCGCCAGCCCACCCTGTGACGCTTCTTCCGCCTGGCGTTTAAATCCCCGGATTTTCTTTTGCATTTTCGACAGCGCGGGAGAAAGCCTGTCGACACCGGTGATCAACGCCTTAAGCTCAAATTCCGCCATGTGCGCGTTTCTCCTGCTCTATCCTGTTTGCCTGACTGACCAGCAAGGGAATTTCACTGATCGGCATATTCAGCAATTCGAAGGGATTAATGCGCCAGTAGCTGGCGCAGTCAAAGAAGCGATCAGTGAGGTATTCAGCCGTCAGGCCTGGAGGAAAAAACCAGCCACAAGCCACGCCGCTGCATTCAGGTCTGCCGGAGACATCTGGTCGACAGAGCTTTGCGGCACTTTCGCCAGCCGCACAATGTATTTCGATACAACATGCGCCAGAAGTCTGACGGACTCATCCTGATTCATCTGGTAGGGATACCCCAGCTCGCGGACATCTTTCCCGGTGGGCTCATCAAACTCCAGTACGGAGAGTGTCTCGCCATGAGCGGTAATCGGTTTCTTTAACTCAAGCTCTTTCATTACTGGTAATCCCCTTCTTCACCGTGGAACTCAAGATCAACCGTGCCTTCTTCGGCATTATGGTTCGCTTCGCCGTGCAGCCAGGCTGACGACAATACATAGACCTGACCGTTCGCCAGCTCAGCAGTGATGGTCATCTCATCAGACGAGGTGATTTTGTTCACCGGAAAATTCTTCGGCACCTTGAAAGTCCCTTTGACATAAGGCGCACGGTGAGTTTCCTTGCGGTCCACTGAACCGTCCAGGCCGATGATGTCATCATTGACCGTCCTGTTCATGGGCACCTCAATGCCGCCGGTCAGCGATAGCTGTTGACCGTCAATTTTGAAATAACAGGTTCCCCCGATACGGGCCATTATGCAGACTCCTCTGAATACTGAAGACGGAACTGGTTAACCACGGCAAAGACACGCAACTGGTTAACATAGTCAGGCGGGAACAGCGTGTTCAGGCGGTTCGGATCGCTGGCATCACGCTCCACAACCAGGTACTGCTTAAACAGTTCGTAGTTTTCCACGATCCCCGCACGCTCAAGCTGACGGTAGGTTGCCAGCAGTTCCCCTTTGATCACCGCCGGTGTGACAATCGCCTGACCGGGACCAAAGCGGGTACCGTCGCTGGCAAGCTTGTGACGCCCGTACTTACTGGTAATGACGGATTTCAGTTTGCGCAGCACATACGCGCTGGTATGCAGCGTCTCGCTGTCGAGGTAGCTGTTATCCGCAACACCGTAAGCGTTTTTCCTGTACGTGGTGACATCACGCTGAATGCGCAGCACCCCGCTTTCGACATACGCCGTTGCCACGCCATGAGACAGCAGGGTCTGTTGTTCGGTCATCGTGAACCGTTTCCCCTTCGGCGCAGGCAGCATACCCACCAGCTCACCGGTCTGTGTGGGACGTGCCGGATCGTTGCGAATAAACACCGCTGCGCGGGCGGTACGGCTTGCCGCCAGCTCGTCGGCAGGCGTCTGGGTCTCTTTTTCGTATCCCGCCAGGGTAATATGCTGCTGGTTAAACTGGTCACCTGCGGTCACCAGTTCTGACAGCGTGCCGATCTTTGCCGTATACACATGACCATACAGCTGACGCGCATAGCTCCAGCGACCGCTGGTATCGTTCATCTCGGTCACCAGCGTGTTAACGGAGGCCGTGTCGTTGAACGGCAGGCCGATATAATCAAACGGCTCATCCGCCATTGCAGCCACCGCGCCGGTGAGAACCGGAGCACCCGTTCCGGCGGTACCCGTCGCCACGGCAATCTGTACGCCCGCTGGCAGCACTTCGCCCCCACCAAAGCCGTAGTAATTGAGGCTGACAGGAATTTCATTCCCGCAAAGCCCCTTATGACGCGCGGTCAGTGTGACCACGCCTGCCGATGATGAAGCCGTAAACGGCAGGGCCGGAACGGCATTGATGGCATCTTTGATACTGCTGGCAATCGTCGTGACGTTATCGCCGTTGGTCACCGGAGCCTGCACGCGGGTACGTCCCACATAGACATTCACCGTGCCGGTTTCGGTTGCCGCCCCGGTCACCGTCAGCGTAACCGTTGCCGCCGCGCCTGTGGATTCAGGAACGGCAATCACATACAGCTCACCAAACGGGTCGGTCTGGCGATAAGCCTCGACCATACGCGCCAGCTGACTTCCCGCACCACAAATCTGGCGTGCATAGTCTGCCGACGGCATCAGTACCAGACTGTTGGCAACAATCTCTGCACCGTTATTGGCATGACCAATCAGCAGCGATGCTCCGCTGTCCTGTGCAGTATTCGCCGCCGAGTTATCCATTTCCGCATAAAACAACGGAACCAGCGTATTCGACGGAATGGTGTTAAAGCTTATCGTCATCGGTATTCACCTTTTTATTCACGCGCCGGATATCACCCGCTGCTTCACGGCGCAGCCAGTAGTTGTTCTCGTCAACATTTCGCCCTTCGGCGGGCAAAAGGTCGCCGCGGGCAGGGTCAGGAACTGACCGCCCTTTAACAGGTTTCACAAACATGAAGATTCTCAGGAAGGAAGGGTTATTTCGGTGTGATGTTCGATATCGCCGTCAGGCCCGTTACCGGGATCGAGATAATCAACATCAATCGCCAGCGTTCGCAGTTCATCCAGACTGTTCAGGTCATCCTGCTGGCGGGTATCGTCTTCAGTCAGCTCGCTGATGACCGAAAAATCGAACTGATAAATCAGCTCATGACGATTCAGATCCAGCAGCGTGCCGCCGTCATAGGTAATCGGGTTACCGCACGCCTCCGGGTTCCAGCCCAGCAGAGCCTTAAAGAGCATCTGCCGGACATCGTCCACCACATCATACGAGGCAAACTGACCGCGCTCATCACGCCCGTTACTCAGTATGACAACCACGGAGAAACCCTCTTTCAGCTCCTGCCAGTAGTCGGTCTGGCTTTTGTTTTCTCCCGGAGAATCATCACCCGGTACAACATATGCCGCCGGGAGTTTCAGCTTTCCGACCTCCGGCAGATTTTTGAACTGGGCCGCGCCTGCAACCCGGTTTTCAAAATACGGACAGCGGGCACGCAGTGCAGCAATAACAGGCGTCAGTTTCATCTGTGTCGTCGCTCCGGCTTCAGTGATTTACGCAATTCCCGCGCCAGAAAATAGCGTGTCCAGCTGCGGTTCTTTTCAAGAGTTTCCACCATGAAGTTATTACGTGGAGCCAGTCGCCAGCCGCTGCCACCGGATGCACCACGATGATGACTACGACGACGTTTTGCTCCTCCCCGGACACCAAAAAACAGAAATGCTGGATAGAAGTCACCAGAGATCATCCGGTTCCCCTTCCCGTTGCGCTGGTTAGGGGCAATGCGTGTCATAAAACCGGCTCGCTTTTTACTGGCTCTCGGCACCATATAACCAATCGAACGAGCCAGGCGTCCGGTCTGATAACCGGGGTTTTCACCTGGTACCGACCGCGCACGGCGCATCACCAGCCGACGGGCATCACGCATATGACGCTGCCCAATCGTGACAAACGCCCGCCGGACACGGGCGCGGTTAAAGCGCATCTCGGCGGGCTGCTGAACATCAACGTGAAAAAAGGGAGTCGCCATTGCTGCCTCCGTGACTCTGCCTACATTCGCCCAGCTCCGTACACTCCAGCAGCAGAAAGCGCCGCGCCCCGTTCAGATCACGCTGACGTTTCACCCGGTACACACTGTCATCACAGACCACCTCATAATCAGCAGTGATCCCCCGGCGGTAACGAATGGTGATGTAATGGGTGATGGCGTCCCCGGTCTGCGCGGTTTCCTGCCAGGTGGTGGCACTGGTCTGGATAACCTTCGCCCATGTCCGGAACGTAACCGGGTATTGAGGCTCCACGCCAAAGTTATCCGCGGGCATATCCACCCGCTGGCGGATCAGGACGCGTTTATTCAGTTCACCGGGGTCCGGCAGAATGTAGGTTGCGCTGGTCTGCGCCTGACGAATTTTCATTGCGGAAAGTACCTGTACGGGCCGACAAGCCAGCCAAAACTCTGCGGCATGTCGAGTTTCTCCACTTCAGTAACCGACGAGCGGTTTTCGTAAAAATGGCTGATAAGCATCAGCATCCCCAGACGAATATCATCCGGCAGGTGCAGCCCGTCCGGATCGCTGTCCGGAATGGTTTCATCCGGTGCATAGAGCTTCCGGTTCAGATACGTTTCCGTCCGCTTTTGTGCCGCACAGGCCAGCAGTTGCAGATGGCGGTCATCAGTATCGAAATCCTCATCCAGCCGGAGTTGGGCTTTAATCTCTTCCATTGTCAGAAGCATACTCAGCCCTCTTTACTGGTCGTGGCTTTTTTCTCTTTTGCCGCTTTACTGCTTTTTGCACTGATTCCGCGCTCTGCTAACCCGGCCTGAAGTGCAATCTCCTGCACCCGGGCAGGAAGCGCCCCGTCGTCATACTCACCGGCCCGAATGACCTCAACACGCATACCGTCCGGTGACCATTTCAGATCTTGTTTCAGGATCATGATTCTTCACCCGTCAGAACAGGGGGCGCGGTTCCGCGCCCCTGAGTGATTACGCCGCTGCAATCTTCAGCAGTTTGATGGCCTGCGAATCGACCAGCATCCCGCCGGTGCGCTTGGTGGTATAAAAACCGACAAACGGTTTATTGGTGTACGGGTCACGCAGAATGCGGGTGCCGATACGGTCAACGATGGTGTAACCCCGTTTGAAGTTACCAAATGCAATGGCTTTCGCATCAGCGGCGATATCCGGCATCTGTTCGTTTTCAGCGATACCGTAACCCGCCAGAGAGGACGGCTGCCCCAGTTCCAGCCCCGGACGCCACAGATAGTTACCCTCGGTGTCTTTCAGCAGACGGATGGCAAACAGGCTGTTGTTGTTCATCATGAACTTCGCGCCAGTGCGGTGTGCCTTACGCAGCGTGTAAATCAGTTTGATAATGGCGTCTGCGGTCACCGCGGTCGCTTCGCCGGATACAATATGCTGAAGTTTGCCGAACGCCCGGACCTTGTCGGTTTCATCAGTGGATTCATACGCCAGGAACCCTTTCGGCTTCTTGGTGCCATCGCCTGAGGTAAAGGCAATTTCTTCCTGTTCGGCAAATTCGGTTGCCAGCTCGCTGTTAATCCAGGCCTCCACGTTGAAGAAGGCATCGTCCAGCATTTTCTGAGTAGCCTGCGGGTTGCCGTAGATTTCCCCCATGAGAGGTTCAATCAGCTCCAGTCTGGAGGTGGCAGTCTGGGATCGCGTATCCGTTTCCCCCACCCATCCGGAAGCCGTACCGCCCAGATTCACCAGTTTTTTGTAGTCGGAACCGCCAACGGTGATCACCGTGGCTTCCTGACGCATCACCACTTCATCTTTCAGCAGGTTAAGAATGTTGCGATCCAGTTCTTCCGGCACGGCGTAGCCACCGTCTTCATCGGTACCCACCTGCAATGCCTTACGCTCCAGATCGCGCAGACCGTCTTCACGGCCTTTACGTAGAAAGCCCACAAACGCCTCTTTATGCTCGGTGGCCAGTTTATTTTGCGCTCCACCTGCCGGACGTTTCAGCTCAAGCAGCTCTTTTTCAAGGTCGCTTTTGAGATTTTCCAGCTCGCTGAGTTTCCCGTTCAGGGTTTCCACCTGCCCGGCAAGCTTGCCTTTTTCCTGCTCAATCGCATCCACGCGCTTGTCGTTCTTTGCTTTGAAGTCGTCAAACTTCTGCTGCAGCTCCTGCGCGACCTGTTCGACATCTTTAATATCAACCGCCATCGTATTTCTCCTGATTAGAAGTTCAGATTTTTCAGTGCATTCAGTGCAGAGCCCACATCCTCAGCGTCGCGCAGGGACAGTGCGCCATAGCCCCCGGCCATGAATGCTTTGGCCTGGGTACGGGAGAGTCCGACATCACGCAGGACTCTTTCGATTTTTTTCTGTTCGGGGATTTCCCCGCGGGCCAGCGCGTTCTTGACGTCGCTGATCCGCGCCTCGTCGTTAGACGGAAACGTCACCAGACTGACTTCCCAGAGGTCGATTTCTTTCAACAGAAAGGCTTCTTTGCTCCGGTCGTATTCCCAGTCTTTCAGGACGTACCCAATAGAAAGGCCGGTTAACGAACCGGCCTTCATGTGTGCATGTGCGCGTTTTGCGAGGGGATCATCATCAATGAGCAACCGCCCCCTGACGTAAAGCCCGACATCGTCTTCCTTCATTTCGGTGTAAACACCGATGGGTTCATCCATGCGGTGCTGCCAGAGCAGCGCAGGTAACGCTTTTCTGTCACTCCACGCCCGCAGGGAAGCAGCAAATGCCCCGGACATCACCACATCATCGTGGCTGTCCTTTACACCAAAGACGGAGCCATACCCTTCAAACTCACCGGAGTCACTGACAGATTTCAGACTCAGCGGTACATCAAGACGTTGTTTCGTCTGCATTGGCGTTATCCTTCTGCTTACCGGCTTTACTGCCATCGGAGGGTTTCGTGGTCATGTTCATCGGTGTGAGATAGACATCCCCACCGGGACGCGGATTCATATCTTCCAGGTCGCGGCAGTCATTGGGAGAGTAAATTCCCCAGTTAATCCCGGTGGCGTAGGCTTCAAAACGGGACTTCATATCCCCGCGCAGTAACGCCCCGGCGTTAAATTTGGCGTAATAAACGCCCTGCTTACTTTTTCGTACCAGTCCGGTGTTGATCCGCTGCTCAATGCGGGTCAGATACGGCACCAGTGAATAGTTGATAAATCCGAGCCCCAGCTCTTCGATATTGTTGAAGGTGGCGCGATCGGTGTTCTGCACCATGTGCAATGGCACACGGAACAGACGACAAATTTCTTCAAGCTGAAACTTGCGGGTTTCCAGGAACTGGCTGTCCTCTGCGTTCAACGCCATCGACTTCCAGTCCAGCCCCATCTCAAGGATCATCGGGCGGTGAGCATTGCCAAGCCCGGTGTGACGCTCCTCAAAATCTTTCTTCAGGCGCTCATAAGCCTGATCCGACAGCGTCTGCTCTGTACGCAAAACACCCGACGTCACCGCGCCATTGCTGAACAGTCTGGCCCCGTGCTCTTCGGTCGCTGCCGCCAGCGATATTGCCTCGCGGGCATAGGCGATGGGATTCAGCCCCACCAGTCCGTCCAGCGTCAGCGTACGCACATGCCAGATATCCTCTTGGCTCAGTACATCCGTGGAGCCATCCGGGAATGTGACCTGATAGACCGGTTCCCAGCTACTGTTAAGCTTCGGTACCACACAGCCGGGATCGACGGGCAGCAGTTCAGCCACTTCGCCAAATGCTTTCACTTTGTAGGCGTAAAAGTTTCCCCTCAGGCACAGACAGGTGACCACCAGCTCCCAGAACTCCTGCGGCGTCATATAGCCATTGGGATGCGTGGAGATCAGTTTATGCAGACGTTCGCCGGTGGCTCTCTGCTTCAGGCTGCCGTTCAGGTGATACAGATTGCAGGGCAACATCCCGACCGACTCTGCCAGCACTCTGACGCAGGAAAAAACCGCCGTCAGTCGCATAGCCCGCTGACTGCTGATCTGCTTTCCGGTATAGGTGTCATACGACAGCCCGATGGCATCCGCCAGCTCTGCTGGCGTGGTCACCGGTGCGTCACTTTTTCGTTGAAATAATCCCGAAAAGAACACTATTTACCTCCGCCGACAGACGACTGTGTACGGTCGAGATATCGCGCCACCAGCCACGACCAGAACAGGCACAGCGCCCCGGCAACAACAAAACCCGCCGGGGGATAAATCAGCCAGGCACCATACGCCAGCAAAAGCGCACCCAGCACGCCCACCAGAGGCGCGAGAATCAGCATGATCATAATTACCTCAGTTAAAGCGAGCGGATCCCGTAGGACTCAATGTGATCAGACAGCGTGTCTTCTTTCTCGTACAGCATGGTTCTGCCAACCGCCATAATCAGCGCAACTGCACCATCGATTTTGTTTTCCGCCTGCTCCTTGACGGGCTTCACCACATCATCGTTACCCGGAATGGTTTTGCCGACCACGTTGCCGATACACCAGGTCATGATGGGATTGCCGTCATGATGAAAGCGCCCCGATTCAATCGCCGCTTCCAGCTCTTTCATCGGATCGGACATGTTGGTGTAGTTCTGAATGATGGTGACGGGGTTCAGGTCTTCATCAGCAAGGTCATGTGACAGCCCGGTCGCCCCGAAGGGGTCGATGGGTGACTCACTGACCGGGCTGATTTTGTTCGCCGCTTTGGCCTCTTCGAGGATGTAGCGATAATCCACCTCCGCACCATCGGTAACGGTCAGAACGCCCATTTCCACCCATTTCTGAAAGCGTTCGGCTGTCCGGCGATCTTCATTTTTCTCGACGCTGTACACCGTGTCATACGGTACCCAGAAACGCGGGGCCACACTGTAGTAATGCGTTTTACCGTCAATCTCGCGGGTATAAAGTCGCGCCATGCTGTTCATATCCAGCTTACGCGCCAGGTCAAAGGCCAGAATGCACGGCTGCCCCTCGAACTGCTCAAGGGTCAGTGATTTATCCTCGCAGCTCTGCCAGCTCACCAGGTTGAAATACGCCGAACGCGCCGACACCCAGATATTGAGGTGTTTTGTTTTAAAGACGTTTGCCAGACGGGCGTTATTTTTCGCACGCTGCTGCTGACTTAACAAAAATTCGCGATAAACCGACACGCCAATATTTGGATTGGCTTTTTCCAGCACCTGCGGGTCGGTCCAGTCGTCACCTTCATCAACGGTATAGATGATCCCGAACAGTTCATCGTTTGGCACCGAGCCGTTGAGCATCTCGATGACTTCCCGCCGTTTGTCGTAGCACGGCCCCTCAATGTTGTACCCGGCGGTGGTAATGGCCCACATCAGTGGCTGGCGTCGCGCCCCCATCCCGGTAAGCATCGTGGTGTAAAGCGCATCTGTGGCGTGCTCGTGATATTCATCCACCACGGCACAGTGGGGTGATGAACCATCACCGGGGTTACCGATCAGCGGTTCAAACCGCGCACCATCCTCCGGACGGTTCATGTTTGAGGCGTTAACCTCAATCCCGAACGCTTCCGTCAGCATGGGTGTGCGTTTACACATCAGTCGTGCCGGACGAAAGACTTCCCACGCCTGTTTCTCCGTCGTGGCACCGGAATACACTTCCGCGCCGAACTCGTTATCACAGGCAAAACAATACAGGGCAACACCGGCAGAGATTGCCGATTTGCCGTTCTTACGGGGAATTTCGGTATACACCTCCCGGAAGCGGCGCAACCGGGTGCCTTTATTGACCCAGCCAAACGCACAGCAGATCACAAATAGCTGCCACGGCTCCAGCGTGATGGGCATCCGTTTAAATGCCCACTCACCCTTGGTGTGCGGCAACAGCTGAATAAATTTGGCGGCCCGTTCAGCCAGGTCCTTGTCGAAGCGGTAACGAAACGACTTACTTTTTTCCGCCATCAGGTCATCAAGATGGCGCTGGCAGGCCTGAATCACAAACTGGCAGGCAATAATCTTTCCGCGCACGACATCCCGGGCATACTGATTTGCAGCATTTACGTTGGGGTAAGATTTCCGGCTCATGATTCGATAATTTTCAGAAACGGGTTAGTGGCTTTCTTCTTCCCCGCCAGGCCAATCAGACGCTGGCGGCTGCTGGGGTCGAGTCCGAGCATTGCCCCCGTACTGCTCATCTCGGACTCCTGTTCTTTTTTGGCGGTCAGCTCCGGATTTTTGACCATACCGCCCATTGCACCGGTGATGGTGTTGCCCTGTCTGGCAATATTTTTCACGGCACGTCGCCAGAACTCGTAGGCCACGCACCACCGTTCAAGCACCGCGAGGTCAGTCACGCACAGCAGGCCCTGACCGCAGAGTTCTTTGGTTGTCAGTTGCCACATGATCGTGGCGAGAGGGAGATCTTCTTCAGCGAACCACTCCGGTGGCTCAACACCTTTGATGGGCGTAAAAACAGGTTCATCTTTATTCAGGGCTCGCTTGCCGGGGTTTCCGGCCAGCGCCTTGCGCGCCGTTGGCTTGGGGCGACGCCCGGAACGCCCCGCCGTTCCAGCCATATGCGGCACTCCTGGTTAAATTTCATTTTTCGCGGGTATAAAAAAACGATGGGGCGGGCAGTCCGGAAGACGTCAGGCCGCAGGGATTTGACCCGCCCCTCCCCTCAGGCAGTTGAGAATCATTATCACTTCAACCGTTCACGGGCCGTCTTCGCCTTATGACACGGCCAGCACAGACTCTGCAGATTACAGTCGGCATCAGTGCCGCCATGCGCTTTAGGGATGATGTGGTCAACAGTTTTCGCCTCACGCACCACACCAGCACGCAGACATAGCTGACACAGGCCTTTGTCACGCTTCAGGACACGCACGCGGATAACATCCCACTTCGAACCATAACCGCGCTGATGACGAGATTGTCCTGGCTTGTATTGCTTCCAGCCTTCGCTTTTATGGCTTTCACAATAGCCTGACGGGTCAGTAGTGGTATTGCGGCAACCGCGAACGCGGCAGGCTTTTGGGGTTCGTGGGGGCATAAAAACACCAGTAAAAAGCCTCGCTAATGCGAGGCTAATTCATAGTAACAATTTACTCTGACAGTACCACGACTGTAGTTAAATCTTTGTTCGCTGATAATCAGCAGAATCAATTAAATTATACATACCATTCATATCATGCTCATAATGATATTCAGATTCATACGAATACCCCAATATACTCTCATAAGTCAAAACGACCCGAAAATGTTCAGGCACATCTCCAGCATTTATTTTATTTTTAGGAAGTTTAATTGCGCCATTGCTACTTCTAAAAAAATGCGAGCTATATTCCCCGATAGGAGGGTCAAAAGTTAAGCTTATATTTTTCGCTGTTTTACCATCACTAAATACCGACCAATTATACTCATACTGATCACCACTTTTAACTGACCATCCCAGATTCAACATATATAGATCAGGCTTCGTTTCTTTTTCTCTTTCCAGCCTTTCTGTCATGGCTTTGATTGATTCATTTTCTAATTGCTGTTTAGAAACGGAAACCATCTCTTTATATTGTTCGACTGAGTTTTTCAACTCAGTGGCTTGTAACTTTAACGCTTCAGTATTTTGCTGTAGTTCTTTTTGTTGCTGTAAATACCCAAGCACAAGCCAAAAAAAGGCCACTGGGGAAAATGCACCAGCAAGAAAATCTCCAAACTCATTCCACGACGTCATCTGGTTCAAATCAAGAACATGGATCGTAATACCTAAGCCAAAGAAATAAACGACACTAACTAAAACACCGCACCCAAAAATTCTCATCATTCTCTCCCCATTTGGAGAAAACATTTAACAACTGTCAAATAGTCAAGGTCAATGCAAACACTGCAACTTTACATACTCCTGCAAGTAGTTAACCTGCGCCGTTATCTTGTCGATTCCACTTCGGAGACGGTAATAATTGAGTTCAGCATCTGCTGTAAGTCTTGGACTTTCTCCATCGCCCATGCCGCTGGCTCTGGTCGTTGACTTTGCACAGGTGGCAGCGACTTGCAGGCGCTTACGCCCAGCAGAAACATCAGCACGGAGACTTTCGATAGTCGCGTTAGCATCAGCAAGCTCCTTTGTGTATCTGGCGTCAAGTTCTGCTACGTCACGTTGACGCTTCTGCATATCAGAGATGGTCGCCATAGCCGAATCTAATGCCATAGCATTCTCATCACGCTGCTTTTTGTATTCAATAGCTTTATTGTGGTAATGATTCACTGAACAGATAAAAGAACCAACGACAGAAACGAAGAAAACAGCGATAACCAGCTTATAGCTCAACTTCATTTACCACCCCACCAGCCTCTTTAAACCGGGCAATCAGGTCACCGATTTTATGTTCATACTGACCGTAACCAGCGCCCGGCAGTGAAGCCCAGATATTGCTGCAACGATCGATAGCCTGACGAATATCGCCGCGATCAATCATCGGTAAAGCGCCACGCTCTTTAATCTGCTGCAATGCCACAGCATCCTGGCTTTTTGGAGAGAAGTCTTTCAACCCAAGCTGCTTGCGGTAAGCATCCCACCAGCGTGAAAGAAGTTGATAACGGCCTGCAGCTGTTGATTTGAGTTTCGGGTTTAGCGTGACAAGTTTGCGAGGGTGATCGGAGTAATCAGTGAAGAGTTCTCCACCGACAATAACGTCATAACCGTGGTTACGTGTCAGTTGTCGCCCGTTATCCGTTCCCTCTGACCATGCCACCATATCCAGGAAAGCTTTACGCTGGGAATTTAGTACCTGCATAAATTACTCCTTAGAGCCACCAAACTTGTTACCGATTACTCTCATTGCAGCCCCACGAATAGCATCAACACCGATCAGCCCCACCCCACCACCAATGGCAACAGATAGTGATTTAGGCCATCCGACATACTCAAGAGCGGATGCGAAAGTCAGCGTCAGAGCGCCACAGAGTAGAATTTCGAGTGTTTTTCGTTTCCAGCCGCCACCACCGCCAAAATAGGCAATACGTAAACCAGCCATAACAATCGACATAATCACTGCGCCCAGCGGTGTGTCTCCACGCCACCAGCTCTGGACCAACTCCAGCCATGTATTTGGGTTATGAGGCATTTGTAGTTATCTCTCACCTCGCTGATACAGCAGGTGCAAATTGAGGAAACATCATGTACCGCAAATCAGAAGCGGAAACGTCAAAGAAGCCGAACCAATGGATAACTGCGGAATAGGCAAGGACCAACGAATCCCCAGCCCCAGAAACGACAAAACCCGCTCGACGGCGGGTTTAAGCTGTGTGGCGAAGTAACCACTCTTAACACATTACATGATAAAATGCGGACCGCGTTAGTAATATTTTTCTCATATATTGGGTTCACTACATGCGACATAATTTTTCTAAAGACACTATAAAAAAATTAGCAGAGCGGGCAGCATTCATTTGTTCAAACCCTTCATGCCCTAGATTGACCATTGGCCCATCAATTGATGGCAATAAATCAATCAAGACAGGAGTTGCTGCTCACATATGTGCAGCATCTCCTGATGGCCCACGCTATGACATGTCACAATCAGAAACAGAAAGGAAGTCAATTAACAATGGCATATGGCTGTGTGCTACTTGTTCTGTATTAATAGATAAGAATCAGGGGCTAGACTATCCGGCACCTGTATTAAGAAAATGGAAAAAAGATCATGAAAGCCTTATAAGCTCCTGTCTTGAAGGTTCGATTAATATTACCTTCGATGCTTTGAAATATATTCAACAGCATGATGAAAGAAATCTGGCAAAAAAGATTATAAATGAATTAGATGATAAAGGGGCTTTGTTCGTAGAATATCATCTTGAAAACCCCTGTTTTGTTGCCGAATCACTCAAAGAGTTAAGAACATGTTTGACCTCTTTGCTTTCTCAAATCCCAGATGAATCACCTCTATTTATCGTTTGCAAGTCAATTCGAGAAGCATGCCGTTATTATATGAACAACACTTCTAAAGACGCAGGGATTAAAGAGTTAGAATTTTCGTTGGGAGCTGTCAGAAAAATCGTAGGTATCAACGTTAAAAGAATATCAGAAACCTACGGGGTTAAACCTAGCCCACAATTATCTACCATAATGCCAGATTAAATCTGTTACGCAGCAACAAAGTTAAACTCTATGTTGCTGCCTTAATTTTATTACTCCATTTCTAAACGAATATCCAGCATCGAGAGACAACCATCTATAAACCCTTCAGCCAACTGTATCTCTATACGTATCAATTTCTCATCTTTTTTGTATGCTTTTGCTATCTTCCTTTTCGAGATGCCATACAGGTAATGAGCCACAATCAGAGAGTGCTCATACGGTTTTCTCTTCTTAAGAAGAGCAAGACAACCTTCAATAATTAATGCATCACTATCTGAACAAGCCTGACGTGTTTTGCTTGTATAGGGAAGAAGCCCTTTAAACCCAGCAGCTATAGGAGAATAGTCTACTCCAGAACTATCACTCGCCGCCCATGCTCCCCAACGATCCAGAACCATCTGAATATCACGCATCAACTTTCTCCACAAAATCAGGCCAGCACGCCAGTTGCCAGCGCACGATCGATAAAACGAAATATCAGCTCCAGCTGGGAGCCATACTTCTCTTCAAATGCCACGGTATCTGCATGCAGCTCGTCGTGATGCTTTCTGCACAAAGGCAACACAAAGAGGTCATGCGTTTTTGTCCCCATTCCTCCCTGACCGTGACCTATCAGGTGGTGAGGATCATCAGCAGACTTTCCACAACATGCGCACGGCTGCGTCTTAACCCAGCGCGTGTACTTTTCGTTAACCCAGCGGCGACGTTTGGGGCGTAACATAAAAGACTCCGGCGACTCCGGATCCACTTTCAGCGCCAGCACCTTTTTCGCTTTATCCTGGATGATGCTGGTGGCAGGAACCGAAGGAACAAGGTCACTTTCCCGGGTGGCAGACGGCACAACAGGCTTCGGTAATCTCAGTGCCTTACGGGCTGCACTTTCCGGTAAGGCATCCGCCAGGTCATTACGAACCAGCCACCAGCATAGTTCCGGCATTGTCACAACGTGACTATCATCAAAACCGAGATCCCGACGCACAACAGACAACATCCAGCGGGCACAGTTATCCGTTGCCATTGATTCCAGCCGTTCCGTGAACTGATCGCGCAGCTGGTTATCGCAGTGCCAGCACAGACGGATTGCGCCCGGCGCGTGTCGCATTGTGGTCATGTTCTCGCTGTGCCAGTCGGAATGAGGCCACTGGCAGCCTTTTTCACGAAGTAACTAGCTTTCAAGACATTCCACTCCACCAGCACGACGGATCACTGCCTCATTGCGGAACACGGCCCGAACGGCAGGATCATCCGCCAGCGGTTGTGATGCTGCCGGAACGGCAGGATCATCCGCCAGCGGTTGTGATGCTGCCGGAACGGCACCACTGGCGAAAGATGAATAACGTTCCGGCTCAGGCTCCAGCAGGACACGCCCCTGCATAAACAAGGGCATCAGCTCTGAACCTGGTCTGAACAATACGATCCCCATACGCGGGGCAATTTCAGGGGTCAGTAGTGCTCTCACGGTCACCTCAATGAACGGTAGCGAGCAGCTTTAATAGCTCAGGGAATCGGGATTCGAAAAAGTGCGGCTGCGTCTCGCGCGGATTTGCGGGACTGGTGATGTTCTTGCCGAACATGCAGCCTTTCGCTGTTAGCGACCAGAATTTTTTGATGTTGTTAATCGCGGTACGGCTGTATCGTTCGCGCTGTTCGACGATCCCCAGCTTCACCATCTGGTGATATGCCTGATTAGCCGTAAGGCGGATACCATACTGCTTCAGCAGTGCACTCAATGATAGCGTAGGGCGGCTTGAGCCATCGAGTGCATCAGCAGGAGCATCAATGGCATAGCGCGGTGCCAGATTCGGTAAGCCAACAGCCTCCTGAAGCTTCTGACAGGCTCCAAGCACTGATGAGTTAGACAGGTTTAATTCCCGGCGCATAAAGTCCAGCAGAATCACACCAGCCTGCATCTTGTCAGCAGCCTGTCCGGATAATTTTTCCGGTGCGCTGGTTACCATATCGAAAGTACGGATCACCTTCAGATGGAATGACGGGCTGATCCACATTGCATAGGCATACACCAGTTCTTTGCAGACATACGTCCCCTGGTTATTTCCGCCACGAATAACGTTAACTGGCTCTATATTGACCGAGTTGCAAATCTGCAACTCGCTTATTAAACGTTCAGTTTGCTCATTGCGGAGCCAGAATGCAGGCTTATGCTTATCCAGAGAACCGGCAGCCCTGTGCAGATCGTTCAGGCTGTAACGACCATAAGCATCACGACGAACTTCAATACCATCAATGACCATCAGATTATTCATACTTCGTTTCTCCTCTTAATCAGGCGGCTGCACCCGCCGGTTTCTCGTACTTACTGATAGTGATCTCGACCTTCCCTTCCGGGATAACCGGTCCCCACTCCACCAGCATTCTTTTCACCTGACTGTCGTCTTCCCACACACCCGCGTGGGTCAGGGCGTCAAACAGCGCCTTGTTATAGTTGTCCAGATCGCGGATCCGGTTATCCGGAGGAAACAACACGATCTCCACTGAAGCAGGTGCCGACGTTGGTTTCGGCAGACGACGTAACTGCTCAACTATTGCTGCACACGCCGCGCTCTGGAATTTGCGCCCCGCCGCGCTTATCAGGCTCTTACCTGCAAACGCCCCTTTGTTGGGGTGTCGCCAGTACGAGTTCACGCTGGGCGGGAAAGGCAGGATCAGCTTCATACTTTCAGGCCCCTCTCATGTAACCAGTGGGCTGCACGCAGCCTGCCGTTTTCCTCACCGGCAAGCAGTGCGCGGATAATCCCGACCGCCTCGCTGTCGTCGTCCTTCACCGCGGTATGAAGCGTTATCCCCCGGGCCACGCCACGCTTTATCGTGATGACGCCTTTTTTCTCCAGTGCACGAAGATGCTCTACCGCTGCATTCACTGAACGGTATCCCAGCATGGTTGCCACCTCCTGATTGGTTGGCGGAAAGCCACGCTCTTTCTGGTAAGAAATCAGCATATCCAGCACCTGCTGCTGGCATTGAGTTAACGTCGTCATGCCGCCATCTCCCTGACCAGTTTTTCCGCCTGCTGGCGAACCTGCACCAGAAAGGCTTCACCACATGCCTCAAGTTCATCGCGCCCGATGTAGCTGATTGCCGGTCCCTTCCAGGTCTTGTCGAAAACAGCAATAGCACCAGCGAAGAAAGCTCCTGTCGGCACCTGCTTCTCATCCTTCGGGATAAACCAGGCTGGCAGTTCAAAACCAATACGCCCGCGAATAAAAGCAATATGGTCTGCATCTTCCGGCCACCAAACTTCGCTGGTGGCAGCTTTGATCAGGAAAACATAGCGCCCGCCTTTATCACGCATAGCACTGGCATGTTTCATGATGTAACGCATGCCGGTGATGTATTGCCCCTCATGCTGACTGGCGCGGCTGTACGGGGGATTACCAAAGGCAGCACCTTTAAGCTCCGCAAGACGTTCAGACCAGTCATGCGCCAGCGCGTTGTCTTCCGCAGTGTAATAAGCGGCACATTTGGCGTTATCACCATCAGTGAACAGATCCAGAACAAACGGGCCAAACAGGGTGTTAATTCCCCAGAAAATGTTGTCCGGCGTGCGCCACTGATCGCCCACTTCCTTCAGTTCATGGGCTGGTTTGTTCCGCAGCTCCACCAGCGCCTGGCAATATTTATTACTCATTAAGCCCCCACGTAATTCCCTGACAGATACCACTCTTCACCCGATGCAGCGCGCTTGCTGCTTTTCCGTAAGCACCGCTCACGATGCGCCAGAAAATTGTTTCGTTCTGGCTGGGAGTGGCTTTCACGGAATGCCTCCATCCACACCGTTGCAGCTCGACGGAATAAGCCCCTGGACTCCAGTTCTTCAGCCTGGCGGGTCAGGCACAAAATCACCTGGGGATCGTTAGTGCCGACATAGAAATTGCGCACAGGTCTGGTTTCACGAACTGGTTGTGGTTCCGGCTCCTGCGCTCTCTCAGTCAGGTGCGGGAAATGTCTGCGTGTATCCCCTTCACAACGGTGAGCCACACGCCCACTCTGACGTAACTTGCTTGCTGACTGCAGAACGCGCTGCCGTGAGTAACCAGCAAAAGCATCTGCAATGTCTCCGGAAGTACACCCCGGATGGGCTTCAATGAATTTCTGAACGTCATTTAACAGACTCATGATCACCCCCTGAATCCTGCCGGGATCTGGCTGTAGTCCACGTTGTCGTAACTGGATTTGAAGTACGGGTCTTCGCGTTTTTCGGTGTACGTGCTGACGGACGGCGATAAGCGCAGGGAAAGCTCATCCCATTTTTCCCGCAGCTTCGACGGGCTGAGCACGTTACGGCACCAGAACGGATCGCGGCTGACGCGGCTGTACATCTCGCAGATTTGTTTGTGAGTACGACCATCCTGCACACACATCAGGCGAATTTCGTTTGCCCAGGCTGTCCAGTTCGGTTCTTTGGGACGAACCACCTCGCCGTCACATTCGGCAGCCTGCTCGTACAGGGCGATGATTTTTTTCCAGAGCCACTGTGCGCAGGTCAAATCATCCTGCGTCCCCCACTGGCGCTTTTTAGGGCTGAATACAACCGCATCAGGATGGCGAGTTAAAAAATCCTGTTCATCCGTCTGCGTGTCCGGTTGCGAAGCGTCCGGACGAGAAGTTTTTTTATCTGACGGATCATGTTTTGATTTTACTGACGGATCCCCGCCAGATTCTGACGGGTGAAAACCCGCTTTTTTGCCAGATTTCGACGCATCAAATTTTGACGGGTCAGATTTTGATGCGTCAGATTTTGACGGGTCAGAATCTGACAGTTGAGAAAATGCCGCTGCCTGAAGCTTCGCAACGTTAAGCTGATAAACATTCGACGCATTGCGGTTACCCTGGCGACGCGCCTTACGCGTTAACCAGCCTTCTGCTTCCAGCCGTGCGATAGCCGTTCTGACGGTACTCATCCCCGCGCCAATCTGGCGGGCAATGGTTTCAATTGATGGCCAGCACACACCTTCGTCATTACTGAAATCAGCCAGGCGGGCCATAATTGCCACGCTGGATAATTTCATGCCTGATGCAGCGCAACCATCCCATACATAGCCGGTTAATTTAGTGCTCATGACCGACCTCTATTTCCCTGAATTTACGACGAAACTGTTCGAGCGGGCTGAAACACTCATGCTCATAGCCTTCGCGGAGGTAGATAACCCGTTGTGTTTCCGGCTCCCAACGAATGACTCTGACGGGCACTCCGTAGTGATCTTTGAACCAGCTGTTAACTTGTCGCAAAGGACTGTCTCCTTCTGCCGGTTGAAATCACCCACAGCCCACTCTGCAAAGCTGTGGGTTACAATTTCCCTGTCACCTGGTACATTTACTGCATAGCAATACTCCACCTTCGCTTTTCCACCCGGTACAGGAAGCGCAATCAGTTGCGAGCGACGGTAGTGTGTTGTTAAACTGTTCATGCGTTAGTTTCTCCACAGTCACGACACGCCACGGCGCCCGGAGCTGCACACTCGCGGGCGTCATTACTTTCCGAAATGCAAAAAATTTTGTAGACCAGTGCTGCATGCTCCTGCAGCTTCGAAATTGAGAGGTACAGCTCGTCGTTAATTGCTGTCTTCTCATGCGGTTCCACTACACCGTCTTCAATTGCTGAACGAATCTGTTTTGAATAACTGCCGATCTGTTCAATGACTTCCAGCAGGCGCTGGTTAATATCGGCGTTGTCCACATCCTCGACGTCAGGAAGAGACACAAAGACGCCATTTGCAGACTGCGCCACAGCGTCAGCAATGAAGTGAGTTCCACCAGCACGTTGCAAAATCATTGCCCATCCCAGCGGGAAAATCTGATCGCCATCGGCACGAAGGCGGTTAAATAATGCGTTCTCTGTTACATCCAGCCAGTCAGCTGCTTCAGCGTAACCACCCGGCAACTTTGCGATAGTTTTTCTGACAGCTTTCACGTACCACTCAGGCTGTTTTTCTACTTTCCAGTGATGCTTACCCACGGTTAGCCTCATCGTTCTGTGGTTTCTGTTAATCGATTTATCCATTAGATTTTTCATAAAGCTCAGGTTTAAATGGCAACCGTCCGCAAGTTCTATATGCAGCTTCTGCTGCACGTCCTTTTGGAATTAACTGGCCCGGACGGTTTCGCCACTGATAAACGGCTTCAGTTGTTATGCCGAAAAAAGCAGCAACTTTCTCAATACTGCCGAAGTAGCTTTCGATATCGTCAGTTGTCATACGCCCTCCAAACTAAGTTTTATTAGATGCTAATTACAAATCTATCTTTGGTCAATAAAAACTAAGATTACTTAGCAATTCAAGAAATGGTGCTCCTATGGAAACGGTTGGTCAGCGTATAAAAGCTCTGAGAAGAGTTACCGGAACGTCCCAGAAAGAATTGGGTAAATTTTGTGGAGTAAGCGACGTTGCTGTGGGGTACTGGGAGAAAGACATCAATACCCCTGGTGGGGAGGCACTTTCGAAATTAGCGAAGTTCTTCAATACGTCAATAGATTACATTCTTTATGGTGCTGAGTTTGAAGGCAAACTCGTCACAAACATGCGCAGAGTTCCTGTAATATCGTGGGTTCAGGCTGGGCAGTTTACTGAGTGCAGGGCAGCAGAAGTGTTTAGTGAAGTGGACAAGTGGGTAGATACATCACTAAAGATTGGTGATAACTCATTTGCATTAGAGGTTAAAGGTGACTCCATGACTAACCCTAATGGCCTCCCAACAATACCAGAAGGCGCAACAGTGATTGTAGATCCAGATGCAGAACCTCGTCATGGAAAAATAGTCATCGCTCGACTTGATGGAACAAACGAAGCTACAGTAAAAAAATTAGTCATCGATGGCCCTCAAAAGTTTTTAGTGCCATTAAATCCTCGGTATCCCAACATCCCTATCAATGGTAATTGCCTTATCATTGGTGTAGTCAAAGGAGTTCAATACGAACTCTAAGACCTCTCTTCTCTAACTAAGGCACCGAACTAAGAAAAGTTTGGTGTTTTCTCTTGCCATAATAACTAAGTTAAGTTAGATTTTATATCAAAGATAACGAACAGGCAGGACGCCCACGAAGTAGCCGCCTGGGGCATATGAAGTCTAGGATGATTCGTTGAGTCATGTTGTGCCACCAGGCACTCATGTTAAAGCAGGTGTATGAAATGAAAGTCCAGATTTTAAACAATAACTGTGAAGTCGTTTGGGCGTAAAACATGACCGCGCGTAGACCAAGGGAGGAAAAAGTGGGAATAGTTAGAAATCAAGCAGATATATTGAAAATCAGCTCTGAATTACTTGGAGTTTTGAAAAGTGAGCTCACCGCACATGGCATCGAGCCCACTGACGAAAATTTAAGTTGGGTTTTGTCGATTATTCAACAATCACTCAAGCCCAGCCTCAGCAAACTTTTTATCGAGTAGTGCTTCGAACTTATCGTAAAGCTTGCTTATGTCGTCTATCGGGTTTTCTGACGTACTGTAATTTTTATCTGATGTCATGGCAGCAGTCTGATATGCAGTGTGAGTCTTAACCGATAGTTGGAATAAATAAAGAATTTTTTCTTCTTTGGTCATAACTATTTCCTTCTTGGCTATATGAAAACACCAAGATACCACCGAGCCTGAAGTGGTGAAAAGACAGGCACATAACAGCTAAGTATTTTCAACCAAAGAGAATCCTTAGCGTTGTGGTGAATGCGGCTCAGCGCACGCGGGTTAAGGTTGAGGCTGACAGTCGACCTTCTGTGGATACCCACCCGTCTGGTGTGCAACCTTCGCCAGGCACCGGGAGGCACCCGGCACCACAACTTTATGCTGTATGTAGTCCTGGCGGTACCAGTTTGTACCCTTGCTTCCGGCTGGTACCGTCCTTTTTACAAAACAGAGAAGAGCATCACCGGACGACGGGCTCATAACCCAATCCATCCGGGCGGCTGCCACCGCAGGTGTTCTTCTCTGTTTTGTGGAGAAACTAATCGGCCTTGCAGGGTCGATATGATGAGGAGCAGCAAAATGGCTAGCGAACGCAGTACTGATGTGCAGGCATTTATCGGGGAGCTGGACGGCGGCGTATTTGAAACCAAAATCGGCGCAGTTCTCAGTTAAGTCGCTTCCGGTGTGATGAACACGAAAACCAAAGGTAAGGTCTCACTCAACCTGGAAATCGAACCATTTGATGAGAACCGTGTGAAAATCAAACACAAACTCTCATATGTTCGCCCGACTAACCGCGGGAAAATTTCCGAAGAAGACACCACCGAAACGCCGATGTATGTCAATCGCGGTGGTCGCCTGACTATTCTGCAGGAAGACCAGGGACAGTTACTGACTCTTGCCGGTGAACCTGACGGAAAACTCCGCGCAGCAGGTCGTTAATATCGTTTTTAATTAACTGATTATTTATCTCATCACTGAATATCTTTATATAGTGAGGACTTATTATGTCTCAGAACTTAGACGCAACCGCAATTAATCAAATCCATGCCCTTATTTCTGCTCAGGGTGTTAATGAAATTATCAGTAAGATTGGTGCCGATGCTGTGGCATTGCCTGAGAATTTCCGCATTCATGATCTGGAAAAATTTAATTTAAATCGCTTCCGTTTCCGTGGTGCGCTTTCCACTGCCAGCATCGATGACTTTACCCGTTATTCTAAAGATCTTGCAGATGAAGGCACCCGCTGCTTTATCGATGCTGATAATATGCGTGCCGTCAGTGTGCTTAACCTGGGTACTATTGATGAACCAGGTCACGCAGATAACACCGCCACTCTCAAACTGAAAAAGACAGCACCGTTCTCTGCTCTGTTGTCTGTTAACGGCGAGCGTAACTCCCAGAAGTCACTGGCAGAATGGATTGAAGACTGGGCCGACTACCTTGTGGGCTTTGATGCTAATGGTGACGCCATTCAGGCAACAAAAGCGGCTGCGGCAGTCCGTAAAATCACAATTGAAGCGAACCAGACTGCTGATTTTGAAGACAATGACTTCAGCGGCAAACGCTCCCTGATGGAGTCTGTCGAAGCGAAGACCAAAGACATTATGCCAGTGGCATTTGAATTTAAATGCGTTCCGTTTGAAGGCCTGAAAGAACGTCCATTTAAATTACGACTCAGCATTATCACTGGTGATCGCCCTGTACTGGTTCTGCGCATTATTCAGCTGGAAGCAGTGCAGGAAGAAATGGCTAACGAATTTCGTGATCTGCTTGTTGAGAAATTCAAAGACAGCAAAGTCGAAACCTTTATTGGTACTTTCACCGCCTGATTTCATTACTGCAAATGCCCCTGCGGGGGCATTTATGGAAACGTAATTAACTCAATAATCACCGGATGGTGAGGGCTTCCTTTTACCAGAATTCAGCGCGGTGCAGCGCATATACGTGGAGAACAAAATGTCATTTATTAAAACTTTTTCCGGGAAGCATTTTTATTATGACAGGATAAATAAAGACGACATCGTGATTAACGATATCGCAGTTTCCCTCTCAAATATCTGTCGCTTTGCAGGGCATCTTTCACACTTCTACAGCGTCGCCCAACATGCGGTGCTTTGCAGCCAGCTGGTACCGCAGGAGTTTGCTTTCGAAGCGTTAATGCATGATGCAACAGAAGCGTATTGTCAGGACATTCCCGCACCACTGAAACGCCTTCTTCCTGACTATAAACAAATGGAAGAAAAAATAGACGCCGTAATCCGTGAGAAATACGGGTTACCCCCAGTTATGAGTACGCCCGTGAAATATGCCGATCTCATCATGCTGGCAACCGAACGCCGCGATCTCGGGCTTGATGATGGCTCTTTCTGGCCTGTACTGGAAGGTATCCCGGCAACAGAGATGTTCAACGTGATTCCACTGGCACCGGGCCATGCCTACGGGATGTTTATGGAACGCTTTAACGAGTTATCGGAGTTACGCAAATGCGCATGAATGTTTTCGAAATGGAAGGGTTTCTTCGTGGGAGATGTGTACCGCGAGATCTGAAAGTAAATGAAACAGATGCTGAATACCTGGTGCGTAAATTCGATGCGCTTGAAGCTAAATGTGCAGCACAGGAAAACAAAGTAATACCAGTGTCAACTGAACTGCCACCAGCAAATGAAAGTGTTTTGTTATTCGATGCTAACGGAGAAGGCTGGCTAATTGGCTGGCGTTCTCTCTGGTACACCTGGGGACAAAAAGAAACCGGAGAATGGCAGTGGACATTTCAGGTCGGGGACCTTGAAAACGTCAATATCACTCACTGGGCAGTAATGCCAAAAGCACCGGAGGCTGGAGCATAATGACCACTTTTACCGACAAAGAACTGATTAAAGAAATTAAAGAGCGTATCAGCAGCCTTGACGTGCGAGACGATATTGAGCGCCGTGCTTATGAAATCGCACTCCTATCTCTGGAAGTAGAACCAGATGAACGCGAAGCTTATGAATTATTCATGGAAAAGCGTTTCGGTGACTTAGTAGATCGTCGGAGAGCAAAAAACGGCGATAACGAATACATGGCATGGGATATGACTCTCGGTTGGATCGTCTGGCAGCAACGAGCTGGTATCCATTTTTCAACAATGTCACAGCAAGAGGTGAAATAATGGAGCCATACAGCCTCACACTCGATGAGGCCTGTCATTTTCTCAAGATATCCAGACCGACTGCCATTAACTGGATACGCACAGGGCGTCTTCAGGCAACACGCAAAGATCCCACTAAGAATAAATCTCCTTACCTCACAACACGACAAGCCTGCATTGCGGCTCTTCAGTCTCCGCTGCATACTGTCCAGGTGAGCGCGGGTGATGGCATAACAGAGGAAAGAAAATGTCACTCTTCCGCAGAGGTGAAATATGGTACGCCAGTTTCACATTGCCGAACGGTAAAAGATTTAAACAGTCTCTTGGAACAAAGGACAAAAGGCAGGCGACAGAACTCCATGACAAGCTAAAGGCTGAAGCATGGCGGGTCAGCAAACTTGGTGAAATACCTGATATAACGTTCGAGGAAGCGTGTGTCAGGTGGCTTGAAGAGAAAGCACATAAAAAATCACTGGACGATGACAAAAGCCGGATCGGATTCTGGCTTCAACATTTCGCAGGAATGCAACTAAGAGACATTACTGAATCAAAAATTTATTCAGCAATGCAGAAAATGACGAACCGGCGTCATGAGGAAAACTGGAAACTCAGGGCAGAAGCATGCAGAAAAAAAGGGAAACCTGTTCCAGAATACACGCCAAAACCAGCGTCCGTTGCAACGAAGGCTACGCATCTTTCATTTATAAAGGCCCTACTAAGAGCCGCAGAGCGTGAATGGAAAATGCTGGATAAGGCACCAATTATTAAAGTGCCTCAACCAAAGAATAAACGGATCCGCTGGCTGGAGCCTCATGAAGCACAAAGGCTGATTGATGAATGTCCGGAGCCATTAAAGTCTGTTGTTGAATTTGCACTGGCAACAGGCTTAAGACGCTCGAACATCATCAACCTTGAATGGCAACAAATAGATATGCAGCGCCGGGTGGCATGGATAAACCCGGAAGAGAGTAAATCAAACCGCGCAATTGGCGTTGCGCTGAATGATACTGCATGTCGCGTATTGAAAAAACAAATCGGGAATCATCACCGTTGGGTATTTGTGTACAAGGAAAGCTGTACCAAACCAGACGGAACGAAAGCGCCAACAGTAAGGAAGATGCGGTATGACGCAAACACAGCCTGGAAAGCGGCGCTGAGACGAGCTGGTATTGATGATTTCAGATTTCATGACTTGAGACACACCTGGGCAAGTTGGCTGGTTCAAGCCGGTGTCCCGTTGTCAGTGTTACAGGAAATGGGAGGCTGGGAGTCTATCGAAATGGTTCGTCGATATGCTCACCTCGCACCTAATCACCTTACCGAACACGCACGGCAAATAGACTCGATCCTGAACCCATCGGTCCCAAATTTGTCCCAGTCAAAAAATAAGGAAGGTACTAATGATGTGTAACTTATTGATTTAAATGGTGCCGATAATAGGAGTCGAACCTACGACCTTCGCATTACGAATGCGCTGCTCTACCAACTGAGCTATATCGGCCCTGAAAGGACATGTTCACGAACGTGAATCACGGTGGACAAGGTTAAAACTAACCGGGCGATGCGTCAATGGCCTTGTGAATCAAATGGCTACTTTTGCATCACCCGGTTTTATTTACGCACGAATGGTGTAATCACCAATGCCGATCCACTTGTAAGTGGTCAGTGCTTCCAGCCCCATTGGGCCACGCGCGTGGAGTTTTTGTGTGCTTACCGCCACTTCCGCACCCAGACCAAACTGGCCGCCGTCGGTAAAACGCGTAGAGGCGTTAACGTAAACAGCGGACGAATCCACTTCGTTAACAAAACGCTGGGCGTTGCGCATATCGCGGGTCAGGATCGCATCGGAGTGTTGTGTGCCGTGTTCACGAATATGGGCGATGGCATCGTCAAGATCGCTGACGATTTTGACGTTCAAATCTAATGACAGAAACTCATCGTCATACTCTTCGGCTTTAACAGCAACCACCTTCGCAGGGCCTGCCTGCAACTGCGCCAGTGCAGCTGCATCTGCGTGTAATGTCACGCCGCTTTCCGCCATTTGTTTGCTTAATGCGGGCAGGAAGCTATCGGCGATGTTTTTATTCACCAGCAACGTTTCAACCGTATTACATGTGCTCGGACGCTGAGTTTTCGCGTTGACGATCACTTTTAATGCTTCAGCGATCTCTACACTTTCATCAACGTAAATATGGCATACGCCTATACCACCTGTGATCACCGGGATTGTCGACTGTTCACGGCACAGTTTATGCAAACCAGCGCCACCACGCGGGATCAGCATGTCGATGTATTTATCCATACGCAGCATTTCACTGACCAGCGCACGGTCAGGATTATCAATCGCCTGCACGGCACCCGCCGGTAAGCCGCAGGATTTCAGGGCGTCCTGAATCACCGCCACCGTTGCAGCGTTAGTGCGACACGTTTCTTTGCCACCGCGCAGGATCACCGCATTACCGGTTTTCAGGCACAGCGAAGCGACATCAACCGTCACGTTCGGGCGCGCTTCATAAATCACGCCAATAACCCCCAGCGGTACGCGACGACGCTCAAGACGCAGGCCGCTGTCCAGTACGCTGCCATCGATTACCTGCCCCACCGGATCGGCGAGGTTACACACCTGGCGCACATCATCGGCAATGCCTTTCAGCCGTGCGGGCGTCAGTGCCAGACGGTCAAGCATCGCTTCGCCAAGGCCATTGGCACGCGCGTCAGCAACATCCTGGGCGTTAGCGTTGAGGATGATTTCGCTTTGTGCTTCCAGTTCATCGGCGATTTTTTCCAGCACGCGATTTTTTTCGCGGCTGGAGAGTTGCGCTAATTTATACGAGGCTTGCTTCGCGGCAATGCCCATTTGTTCCAGCAT